TAAATTTAATTCTAGTATGAAGAGGAACATGAAAAATTTGCGAACGTTCCTTGTAAAATGAGAAAAGGTGTAATAATCGTCCAAAAAAAATTGAAAACTTTTTTCATCCATTTTTAAATGACATAAAACAACACTCAATATCAAGAATGATTGCTGAATTAATGAAAGCAAAGAAAGAGGTGGCGTCATTTGAACACTCTATTGAAATGGCTGAACCAAGCACGCCCGAGCTTGCCTCAAATTGCAGGCGTTTCCTTCTAACCAAGTTGAACAAAAAAGTAGAGGAAATACAACGTCACATAGATGACCTTGTAAAAACTCATCACATCCTATTTGAAACACCTTTCTATGAAGAAGCACACATTGCTTTAAATCGCCAGGGTAAGACCATAGTAAAAACTTACGACTTACATGAAAACAAGGATAAACAGGATTGGGCGTTAACTCGGTCAAAAGAGCGGTTTGATGAAGCCCAAGATTCCGACGACGAGGGATACTATTGGGCAATCGTTAGGTGCGATTACCATTTGGGTAGCGTTGATATAGCAAGCACATGGATATGTCATTTTGCGCTAACTCCCGCAGAAGGAAATAGTTTATTCAAGCAATTGAACGACTGGCAGAAGGAGCGTATAGCGGATTCGCCAAATTATATTTATCTTCCGGATTTATAAATTACAAAATATAAAAAAATAATTTAATAAACTATAAAAAAATATATTTTTTATTTTGTTATATTTTTTTAAAGTTGTTCTAATTTATGCCTTTGGACGAATTACCATTCGGGCAATACCAATGTCGTCGCAATCGTTCTTATTAAATCTTACACCATTCATAGTCGGTGTATTCAATGGCGTCATATCCCATGGTTGTAGCCATCTCTCTAGAATCCTAGTCTTCAATTCTTCCGCGGACAATTCGTAAATCATACGAATATCCTCCGGACGAATCTCATCCATGTTTTCCATCTCATATATAAGCATATCTGAAACGCCATCCGTAAACGAGACAGCAACAATCTCATCGGACGAATCAAAATGAATCACATGAATATCGGGTGCGGGAGCCAGATTATTGTCATGTCCAAGCGCCTGAGTGACAGCCATTAACCCATTTGGCGTTTGAATATATTCGCCATGAATTCCAATGATTTCGGTTTCAGAGATTGCCTTTATTCCACTTGATTTAGTAAACTTCGCATACGGTGCCAATCGTTCTTTCTCCTTCAGATTATCGCATCCATGTTCATCGCTTATATAGATGAGTTCGCCATTCTTGAAGACAATCATCCTAGAATCGCCACAGTTCATTACTGTAAGCACATTTCCATGTAGAATGCCAAAGTTCATTGTAGCGCCAGAACACTCAAATTTGCCACATACTTTTCTATTGTTTAGTTTGTTTTGAACAGCATGTATAGGTGAAGATTCATCCATACATTCTGCGAGTTCTCCATTTATAATATACTTTGTAAGTTCGGAAATAACACTATTGGAGCCATGACCATCAAATACCCCAAAATACCTTTTTCCAGAAAGAGTTGTTCCTTCAAAAGGGCGGTCCTGTCCCTTCTGTGAATTTTGTTCAAATGCCATCTCAACATATGAATTCTCCGCAATAAGCACTTGAGCGGCCATTGTGTGTCGTTTTTTAAATCTAGGCATTTCATTAAAAAGGTTTCAATTTTTTTGCACCGATTTAGAGTATAATTTTTGGTTTATTTTATTTTGTTTTATTTTGTTTTATTTATAATTTTATTAGGACTGCCAATTATTTTATTATTTTTTATACTTTTATTACGATTGTTTTTAGTTTTAAAATAATTATTCCAAAACTTTCTTGTTTTTAAAAAATCAATTTTATGCGCACCAGACCATTTACTTTTACCACAAAATTTATGCTGATTATTTGCTCCCATCGTAAACCAAGATTTATTTGATTTTTTTAACGCGCATTCACAGATAGCCTTTTTAGAATTCTTTGGGTCAACTATACATTTATGATTTAAACAATCAGACCAATCATATTTTTTCGGGCACTCCGTTATTCTCTTTCCATCATTTAATTCATTTATAGAAAATGTGGAATAAATACGGCGTGATCCAGATGCAGTTTTATGCGCTTTTAATGTATTGCAAGGTTTTGTAGCAAAATTATATCCAGTTTCAACTGTGCATTTACAACTAGTTTTTCCTGGTTTATTCTTTATAGGCATGCAAGGAGCAGAAGTACATAATGCATATCTACTTTTACACATTCTTAATTTTTTTATATTCTTTCTTGTTTTTGACATATACTTGTTATATTATTGTATTATTTTATTTTCCATAATACAATAATTATTGTTTTTGTTTTTGTTTTTGAAAGGTTGATATTTGTTTGGCTCAACCTTTTTGAAAGATTGATATTTGTTTGGCTCAACCTTTTTGAAAGGTTGGTATTAAATATTAAATGCATAATAATCTTTCTTAACACTACGAGTTTCAAAAGATAATGCTGGGTTTTGTGGCGCGGGCGCCTGCACAACTACCGGGATATATCTTAATTCCGCGGGTTTTAAACAGAACGCATAACCACATTTATTAAAAAATGCAATATTTTCTTGTAAATTCGTGTCGTTCTTTTGATACATCATAGAAATCATTTGGCATCCAGTTTGCCGACAAACATAAGAACTCGGGTTTTGTGGGTCGGCGCCAATATCGGGCATAGAAATACTCATGTTTTGTTTATTGTATTCTTGAAGTTCTGATAAATCAGGCGTGTTTTTAACATCATAATAATGTAATGCGCGCATAAAAATAGAATTACTAGTTAGATTAACATACTCATATAAATCTTTACAATCCATGAAGGCATTATTTGATTTATCAACAATTAACACAATTGTTTTCTTTTTAATTAAATCTAACAATGGAACATTTCCAAAATTATTACCATTCTGCTCAAAACTATAAGCAGGCCCTAAAAAGTATTGTTTATTGGCGTTTATTATATTTGCTAAATTCTGAAACATTTTTTGATTTGTGCTCTTAAACCGTAAGTGTAATATTATAGGGTCATTTGGATTAGGCGCAGTTGAATTTGCAAATGCATAATTAATAATAATATTCATAGCATCCGCAAAAGGAACATGGTTATATGTTTCCTTAATATAATTACTATCAACCGTAGAAGTAGCAACAACAGGTATATCGTCAAGAGAGAATATTTCAAAATCTAACCCACGCACCCCTTGTTTTAATATATCTTTTAGGGAACAGGTTGATACATAATCGTTCTTATATGTTCCTGGACTACAACAATTATAAGCCGACTTTATATAGTAATCCTTAAACGTATATTTGCAGTTTTTATCAGTAGCGTTTAACGACTTTATGGCTCCATTCATTGTAGAAAAGGTAGAATCCATTATAGAGCATTCTTTATATAGTAGATTTCGCATATAAAAATAATACCATAACATTACTATAATAAGCATGATTATCATGCTAAATATAATATTTGCGGCAAAATAATCTTTAAAATTTTTAACCAAATTCATCATATTTACACCTTTTTCTTTGTCCATGACTATCTATTATATTATACTATTTTTATAATATAATTAAAAACCAAAATAGTTAAAAATATAATTTATATGTATAATATATCTTAAATATGGCTGGAGGATTAATGCAATTAGTTAGCGAAGGTCAACAAAATATAATATTAAATGGAAACCCATCAAAAACATTCTTTAAAGCCACTTATGCAAGGTATACTAATTTTGGCATGCAAAAATTCAGAGTAGATTTTGATGGCTCTAGAACTTTGCGCCTAGCCGAAGAATCCAATTTTACGTTTAAAATACCACGTTATGCCGACTTACTTATGGATTGCTATTTAAGTGTTGAGTTACCTAATATTTGGAGTCCTATTATGCCACCAAATACTGACCAGGAAACTTTGGAAAATAATAGCGGTGAATGGGTGCCTTATGGGTTTAAATGGATTGAAAATCTTGGTGCATTAATGATATCTCGCATTACTATTACTTGTGGAAATCAAACATTACAAGAGTATCCAGGAGAATATATAAAATTAATCGTAGAGCGTGAATTGGGTGGAACAAAAAAGACATTGTTTGATAATATGACCGGAAATGTTGCGTCCATAAATGACCCTGCCAACTCTGGAGCGCGCGTTAACTCATATCCAAATGCTTATTATGCGGGAGCCTCAGCAGCAGCAGAACCATCTATTCGTGGTAGAATTTTATATATACCTATCGGTAGTTGGTTTAATTATAAAACTCAAATGGCATTCCCTTTAGTAGCACTTCAATATAATGAATTACACATAAATGTTACTATGCGTCCAATACAAGAATTATTCAGAATTCGTGATGTGTTTGATAGCGAAAACAATTATCCATATGTCGCACCGAATTTTAATTTATGGTATATGCAATTTTATAGATTTTTACAAACACCGCCATCAGTTGCTTTAGCATTAGAAGATTATGATGATACTAGAACTTTATGGAATGCTGATATACATTTAAATTGCACTTATTGTTTTCTTTCTAATGCGGAGTCGCGGTTGTTTGCGATTCAAGAACAAAAGTATTTATTTAAACAAGTTAGAACACAAAAATTTTATAATGTAACGGGAACAAACAAAGTACAATTAGACTCCGTTGGAATGGTATCAAATTATATGTTTTACTTTCAGAGAAGCGATGTTAATTTAAGAAACGAGTGGTCAAACTATACTAATTGGCCATATAACTATTTACCATACGATATTACTCCGGCGCCAACTGATGGTTATTTGGAAATAGTTAGATATAATGCAGATGGTTCGACTAGTATGGCGTTTATTGGACCTGGAGTAAATTCGAATGGTTCTTTGACTGGCTGGTATGTTACTGGAAACTATAATCTGGAGAATCAGAACTCTATTTTGACTTCAATGGCTTTATTATTAGATGGTTCATATAGAGAGAACCCTCAACCATATGGTGTATATAATTTTATTGAAAAGTGGATTCGTACTGGAAGTAACTTACCTGAGGGCGTATTGTTTTATAGTTTTGGAATGACAAATTCGCCGCTTGATACGCAGCCAGCCGGCGCTATAAACATGAGTAGATTTTCTACGATTGAATTAGAGTTCTCAACAGTTATTCCAACCGTTGACCCATACGCTCAATCATTGGCTATTTGTGACCCAGCAAGTAAGAATATTATTGGCATCAATAAACCAACTTGGAGAATTTATAACTATAATTATGATTTAACTTTGTTTGAAGAGAGAATAAACCTTGTGACCTTTATTGGAGGCAATTGTGGGCTTATGTATGCAACCTAAAAACCGAGAATTTCTTAACATTTGTTACTGAGAAAATGTTATGAAAAATACCTACATAGTTTTAAATGATAATCAATAAGGGGAACCAACTAGAATTTAAACTTGGGTTTTCAGTAAGGGAAAGTTTAAAAAGTACAAAAGTGTTCGAGATTTTCAAAATTGGACATTTTTTATGTCCAAAAATCGAAAAGGGGGAGATTTTGGGGAAAAACACCTTCAAAAATCGCCTTTCAGAGCATTATGGTCTTAGTCACAGAAAAAATAACGCAAAATTTGTGATGACAAATTTTTTATATATTTTAAGAAATTAATATAAGCAGAATTTCTATTGATAATTTAAGCAATGGTTGTCAATGAAATTCTGCCAAAAATCTGCTCAAGATTTTACTGCGAAAGTTGTGACTATAAGACGAGCAAGAAAAGTAGTTACGCCGACCACTTATTGTCTACAAAACACCAAAAATCAATGATTTTTAGCGAAAAAGCAGAATTTTTAGAACCGATTAAAAATAAAAAATTTGTCTGCAAATACTGTAACAAAATTTATAAAGATAATTCGGGATTATGGCGCCATAGTAAAAAATGTTCTGGTGAATCTTCTGAGTTAACTGAAGAGCATACTCCGGTTAAGAATGAAGAACCAATTATTACATTTAATCTGAATCATAAAGACGTTATCAAAGATGTTACAAAAGACCTTACCAAAGATGTTACCAATAATGATGTTAAACAGTTAGATGCAATAACAGAATTATTTCGCGAACAATTAAAAGAAAATAAAGAATTAAAAGAGATGTTAATTGAACAAAATAAAAAACTAATTGAGATTGCAGAGAAGAGCCAAGGTCAGGTTACAAACATAACAAATAATACAACAAATAATACAATGAATAATTTTAATATGCAGATTTTCTTAAACGAACAATGCAAGGATGCTCTTAATATTATGGATTTTATTAGTCAATTGCAGATGAAACTCACCGACCTAGATATGGTTGGTAGAGTAGGATATACTGAAGGCATTTCAAAGATTTTTATTAGAGGGCTCAAAGAATTGGATGTTCTTAAACGTCCAATTCATTGTAGTGATTTAAAGAGAGAAGTGTTATATGTTAAAGATAAAGACTCTTGGGAGAAAGATAATGAAGATAAAAAGAAGATGAAGGCGGCTATTAAGCATATTGCTGCTAAAAATTTAAAGCAAATAAACGATTGGAAGGAAGAGAACCCAGAGTCAGATAATTATGAATCCAAAAAACATATGGAGTATCATAATATAATAATAAACGCAACTGGCGGGTTAACACAAGAAGAAGATGAGAAGAATTATAATAAAATAATAAGAAATATAGCAAAGGAGGTAACAATAAATAAGACTGATAGTATAACTACGATAATCGTCTAGAATTCATTTGAGGCTAATGGGCCGTTAGTTATGAATTCTCCAGATAAAGTATCTCTCGTCGGATATTTTGGTGTAAATTCTGATGTCTCCGGAGTATATCTTTTATCATATAATTCCATGCCAGCATCAAAAGATTCTTTCCAAGTATTTACGCCTTTAAAATATTGAGGAGAACTATTATCGGAATTTTTTATAATTCTGGCATTAACTCCGATATCAGATATAAGCGATGACCCAGTAGATGCATATAGTGTTGTTGCCGGGTTTTTACTATCATTTATATAATTTGCTTCCATATCGTCTAAATCTCGCTTGCTATTTGAAAACTGCTTTGTTCCAGGATTACAGCCAAAACAATCAATATCGGAACTACATTGTTCGCCAGTTAACGAACATCTATTATTAGGCCCACACATATTTTTACAACTAAATGTACTGGTTAAAGGAACCTCAACATTATGATTTGTTGATGGGTCTCCAATATCTTTATCAAGACTATTTGAAAAAGGTTCTATAATATAGTTATTATTTATTAAGTATTTGCCCCATTGAATAATACTAATGAACAATATTAATATTACAAAGGACCAAAATATTAATTCTTGTTTATTCATACTTACTATATAT